ACGTCGGCAGGTCTCGTGGTTGATGCCAAGCATCTGTGCCACTTGCCCCAGTAAGATGATTTCGCGCATATCAAAGTCCAATCACAAATTGCGCGGCCTTGATGCCGACACCGATGCACACACCGATGGCGGCCCAACAGACCAACAGAATGAAAAGAATGGCAGTGAAACTGCCAACAAAGTTGATGGCGTCACGCCACGACATCGGCTTCATGTGACTCACTCTCAGCCGCCTCCACCAGATCCATTTGCTCTGGGTTCGTTGCCTTCTCGATGGCGATGCCTTTGCTCAGTGCTTCCACCAGCTCGTCTTGGCTTGCCACCTTTGCGTTGATGATCGAGCGAGCGACGTGACCCACCGCCTGTTGGCGATGCGTTGCTCGCACCAGTCGCATTGTTTGACCGTGGCCGACCAAATAGATTCGTTGTTGTTTCATCTTCGTACTCTTACTTTCTTGAATGCTTGTTCCATGTGTAGGTTGAGGATGCCCCGAAGAACATCCATCCGATTCGAAGCCTTGCTGACAGCCATTGAGGTGATGAGCCAGTAGTGTTCGGGCGTCACACCGATTGCGAAGCCATCGACCTTCGAGCGTGTGATGTAGCTCTTGGTCTTGGGCAACGGTCTCGGCAGAGGAGGCTTGCGCCTCGTCACCTTCTTCTTCACCGCTGTACTCTTCTTGACTGCCACCTTCCTCTTCGTTGCTTGAACCTTTCGGGTTGCCATTGCTTGTCTGCCTATACGCAGTCAGAGAGATTGGGAGCGACCCAACCCTCGGGTTTACCGATCTTCCCGCCAGCGAGAATCACGGGCTGTCCATCCACCAGCTTCGCGTCATTCGAGTCGAGCACGCGCTGGTCAGCGGTGGCCTTATCGAAGTCGGCGAGGTAGGCGATGCCGTTGCCTGTCACCTCTTGATCGCAAAGCGAGTCGAGCGCGTCTTCTCGCTTCTCTTTCAACAGATGCGCCACCGTGGTTCCGGCCTTGAGCTTGCGTGCCACATAGGCCATCTCCTTGAGTGCATTGCCGAGGATTCGCTGATCCATTTCGTTCGACAGTTCGAACGCATCGAACAGCTCGATGAACTCCTCGATATGGCAACCGACTTGAACCGACAGATTGGGAACAGTCTTCCCTTTGCCACAGGCATGAAGCCATGCCGCAGTTCTGTCGAAGTTCGTCATCAGTCGGTACCTCCGGCGTTCGTCTCGGCGAGTTCTTCTTCAACAGGTTTGTTCGCCTCATTGATTTGCGTGATGACTTGATTGCGAATGTTCGCGATCAGATCGGCCACACGGTCATAGGGTTGTTGACCCATTGATTGAAGGATCACGTCTACCTCTGGTAGCGATAGCTTCACTTCTGCAATTTCCAGCTTGTTCATGTTTACTCCTTGGTTAAGCCAGCTTCGAAACGACGTTGGGCGAGGAGGTATCCCTCCAGCTCCCAAATCTTGTTGAGCGCGTCCTCATAAGCGATGGATGCGCCGATCTCTTCCTGAAATTCCTCCGGGTCGATGCACGCGCTCTTGCCGACGACGGTGAACCCGTTCTCGAGAAACAGGACGCACAGCATGGTGGTGGTGTTTGGCACACGGAGCAGATCGTTCTTCACGATCTTTGATTCGATGGCCTCAACACTCAGCTTGTTCGGGATGCTGTCGATGGCGACATACGATTCCTCGAATGCTTCCTTCGGCGACCAGCTCGAGTAGCCATCCTTGTAGATGACCTTGTAGCCTTCGCGTCTGTCTGCGCCTTCACGAGGCTCGGCCTCGATGATCTTGGTTCCGATGTACTTCTTCATGCGCCCACCCCTAATGCTCTCCATGCGCCGCTCTTGACGTGCTGTTGAACGATGTCAACGACGACCTTGCCGTGTTGACGTGCGTGTCCGACGAAGGACTTAGGGATGCCGTACATCCGTGCGAGCTTCTTGTTCTCTGCGCTCACCCGTTCACGCACGAGCTTGCGATGTTGTTGTCTGTTCATTGATTGGCCTCTCTCATCCGATGTGTTTCCTTGTGATGCGTTGTGCATAGCCAGATCACGTCGAGTGGTCGGTCGTAATCTGGGTGATGTGCTTCGGCCTTACCTCCGCACTCAAGGCAGGGGAGTGGTTGCACCCTCCCGTCCCTGACAGCATTCCCAAGAATGATGTGAGCGGCGCGACGAACCTGATTCGCTTGCCTCCACCGCTCAATCGCTTTGCTGTGTGCCTCGCGTCCGGCTGGCGTTTTGATGTACTCGCGATGACGAGCGGTTCTCCGCTCTCTCTCCTGTACATATCGCCTTGCATCTCGCTCCTTGAGACAAGACTTGCATGAGGACGTGAGTCCATCCTTGCTGGCCTTGCGCTTCTGAAAGCTCGATTCATCCTTCAACTCACCACACGTACTGCACGATTTCATATCAACCTCCTAAGTCCTAAGTCGAAGGATTATAGGAGGGGATATATCCATCAAAAGGGAATATCATCCTCCATGTCGTCGAAGCTGTTGTTCTTCGGAGCTGGCTTCTGTTCACGACGGGCAGGGCGCTCTTCGCGTGCAGGGCGAGACTCGCGATCACCGGAGGGCTTGCCACCCACCAGCTCGAGATCGGAGATCATGCCGACGAGCTTCACGCCTTCACCGCCATCGCGCTTCTGGTATGTCTCGATGTGCGGATCGCTGATCGTTGCGTAGATCTGTTGACCCTTGGTGAGGTATTGCTCGAGGCTTTCGGCGCGCTTACCCCACAACGATGCGTCGATCCACTGAGTAGAACGAGAGCCGTCGCTTCCCTTCTTGCCGTAGTTCGATGCGAGCGCCAGATTGATGACTGGGCCTGATGCGGTGTCGCGAAGTTCTGCGTCCTTGCCGATGCGAAAGACGCCTGTGATTTGAGCCATAGTGGTTCCTTTGATTTAGTTGAGTTGATAGGTAACGGTGGCGACGATGAGGTCGTCCGTTACCGGTGGTTGCTCCCGCTTCATGCGGGGCGGTTCGACACCAGCCTCGACGTACATCCAAAACTCGGCGAGTCGAACGTGTAGCCATTGCCAGTACGATTGGGAGCGCATCACGCGCTGAACGCTTATGACGCTAGGCGTCCAGACAACGAAGTCGCACCACTCGCGTTGCGTTACCTCGAGCTGTCCTTGGATCTGCGCCATGTAGTAGAGCGGTATGTCGCCGTACAACTCTTGCGACATAGGGCACTTGATCTCAGCCAAGCCCTGATCCCCAACAAGAAGATCGGGTGAACAGCCAAGCCAAGCCATCGTCGGGTGCGGTACGAACCCCACCAAATGTGTGTCCACACCCTTTGCCAAATGGCGAGCGGTGTACTCAGCAATCGCCTTAGGTTCATTGTCTGTTCCCCAATCTGTTGCGGCGTTTCCTTCGAACGTCTCCAGACCGAAGAACCTGCGCCATGCTTGTTGTCTTGAGCCGGGGCCAAGTCCGGCGGCGGCGGCAAAACTCGAGGCAGTCAGCTTGCCTTCACGATCTTTGAACCACTGCTCGGTTCGTTGTTGATCGTTACTCATTTCGACTCGAAGCTCGCCTTGAGTGCTTGCACGAATTCCTTCGTGACCTTCTTCGTCACGTCGTCCATCGCGGTGTAGGTGTCGCGGAGTTGCTCGAGCGTCTCGCAGTTGGCGAGAGCTTCCTTAGCCGCCTTGATCTGTTCGACAGATAGCTTCGGCTGAGGAGGCTCGGGCTTCACTTCCTCTTCGGGCAGGTCTTCACCGGCGTAGATGTAGAGACCCAGACCGTGCAGAGCGATGGCCTTGGCCAAGCACCGTTGCATGGCGGTGTTGACTTGGAATGCGTCGGGGTTGGGGATCGGCTTATTGCGGTGATCCATCACCGGCAGTTGCGCTGTGCGCTCCACGCCGAACGCCTTCACGGTGCAGAACACCATCGCGGTGTTGCCGATGAAGACGAAGGGCACGGCCTCCTTGGTCTCAGGGTGAACGCCGAAGCGGTACTCCCAAGTCGCGGTCGCATCACGCTGGAGGAGTTGGTCTACGGCGTAGGCCCAACTGAGGTACGAGAGGTTGTTCTTCTTCTCGATGTATTCGCTGACGTTGACCTTGCGGAGGTCGGCGAACGTTTCATGCTCCCTTGTGGGAGCGGCAGTGGTTTCGGTTGTCATTGGTTGATCTCCTCCAAACAAACCATCTTGTTTGGTACACCAGAGTATCCGACCGCTTTGACATCATGTCAAGGGAGCTTGTGGATTAACCCATCGTTTCACTAGGGTTTGTGTGTGTTGGTTGGTTCTAGTGTGAACAAGTCGTGAAAAATTCCACCAAAGAGCTAGCCCTAAAGGATGGGCTGGCGAAAAAAAAGCCCCGACGAATCGAGGCTTCTTGAGTCTGTTGCCTGTCAGCCGGTCTTGCGGCGGTAGCTCCTGTGTTCGGCCATCACCCCGAGGAGCTTGATCTCGCCCGATGCGGAGCGGATGACCGGCCAGTCATCGTTGAGGGGCACCAGCTCGAACTCGGAGCCGTCGCGCACTCGGTACTTGCGAAAGTAGATTGCACCGTCCATGTGCGCGGCCACGAAGTCACCCGGCTCGGGGTGTAGGTCTGGGTCGATGACCACTCTGTCGCCCGGTCTGAACAGAGGGCGCATTGAGTCGCCCTCAATCTCAATGGCAAACGAGCGTCCACCCACGTTTGCATCCGTCATCAACCCCACCCTCCGCTCCGGTGTATGCCCTGCCAAATGGGCGAGTGCGTCCTCCACTCCGGCGAGCAACGGGACGCGAGAAACCATCAGCTCAACACCCTCGAGTTCAATGCGAACGGTGGGGTCGTACTGATCGCCGATTCCTGTTTGAAGCCATGACGGATTCACGCCGAGCACCTCGGCGATCTTCACGGCGTATCGAGACGTGGCGGCTTGGCTGTCGGCCGCGCAGATGTAGCTGATGGTCTGTTGTTTGACGCCGACCAGACGCGCCAACTGCGCCTGAGTCATTCCCTTTTGGGACAGAACTTGTCGAATCCGAGCGCCCAGTGCGGTCGCGGTCATGTGGTCAGTCCTTCTTGACGAGAGCCACAAGAAGCCTACAAGAGCCTTGTTGGTCTGTCAAAGCTATCAGAGCTTGACCGTTACTTGCAATCCCGTGGCTTCTCATGGGAAGTCCTACCAAAACACAAGGACATTGTATTGACATAGCACCAAGCAACAAGGATACTTGCCTCCGCGAGCTAGGGGGTCGGTCGCTCCGATCTCCGAAAAGTGGCGGAGTTTGTTCCTTTCGTCGCCACCGCTCGCCCCTTCGGGGTCATACGGAAAAGGCGCAGAAAGGCTCTGATGTTTCACTACCAATTCCACATACGGGACTACCTGACAAAGACCCGTCACCTCTCTCTGATCGAGGACTTGGCGTACCGCCGCCTGCTCGACACCTACTACACCGAAGAACAGCCGCTCCCCAAGGACGCTGGCCGATGTGCCCGACTGATCGCCATGCCTGATGAGATTCAGGCTGTCGAGCTGGTGCTCGCCGAGTTCTTCACCCTGACCGATGAGGGCTGGCGCAACGACCGCGCCGACGCCGAGATCGCGGCCTACCACCAGCGAGCCGAGACAGCTCGAGCCAACGGACTGAAAGGTGGGCGTAAGCCAAGAACCCAGTCGGTACCCGAGTCGGTACCCAGTGGGGTACCCACGGCTAACCCAGAACAAACCCAAGGCAAAGCTAACCGTAAACCGAGAACCAATACTCCCCCTACCCCTCACGAGGGGTTCGACCGGTTCTGGTCTGCCTACCCCAAGAAGACCGCCAAGTCCGAGGCGATCAAGGCTTTCGCCAAGGTCGCGCCTGACGACGAGTTGCTCGACAAGATGCTCGAGGCAATCGAGGCGGCGAAGCAAAGCAAGGACTGGTTGAAGGAGGGCGGACAGTTCATCCCGTTCCCGAGCACGTGGCTGAACCAACGCAGGTGGGAAGACCACCTCGAGGCTGAGACCACCGAGGAGAACTGGCTATGAGCGTGACCCTCGCAACCGGCGCGAAGGACATTTGGGATCTACGCCTCACCGGCAAGAAGCCCAACGAGCCTGTCTTCATCACCTGCATTGGCGAGCTGAACGTCAACTGGTTGGTCGAAGCGCCGATGACAACGCGGCTCGAGAACTACGACTGGCGATGGGTTCGCAATCTGTGCGCTGTTCTGGTCTACGGCAACCGCACTCACCATCGCTTGGTGTCCCTGCTGTCGAACACCATCCTGCGCTACGCCCCGAACGGCGGGTATATGCACCCGTTCAACGAGAACTTCGGGTACCTCTGGCTGTGGAATGAGGACGCGCAGGACGGCAAGCTCGCGAGCTGGTGGGGTGGCCACGCTGGCATCCCCGAGATCGGTATCCCCGACCAACCCGAAGAGTTCGAAGTTCGTGCGATGGCTCGCTACGAGAAGAACTACTTCACCTGTCTGCGGGAGGTCGCATGAACGATCTCATCCTCACGACAGACGACGAAGACTTCGCCGCACTAGCTGAGCAACCGCACGACGCGAACAAGATCGTTGCACCTCGGATGTTCCGCGACGAGACCATCTCGTTGCTGGCCGGGAAAGAACAGACCAAGGGCGCGACCATGCCTTGGCCCAAGACACACGACCACATTCGGTTCCGTCCGGGTGAGGTGTCGCTGTGGATGGGTATCAACGGGCACGGCAAGAGTCTGTTGACTAGCCAAGTCATGCTCGGGTTGATGCACCAAGACGAGAAGATCTGCATCGCCTCATTCGAGATGAAGCCGAAGGCAACGCTCGCACGCATGGCGAAGCAAGCCTGTGGTCATCACCTGCCGACAGATCGCTATGTCGATGCGATGTTGAGCCACGCAACCGGACGCCTCTGGTTGTACGACCGCATGGG